CATTCTGATCCTGATGTTGTTCGTCGCTTGTATGATGGGATTATCAATGCTCATCTCGTTGATGGCTTCGGCTCTTTGTATTTTAAGGAGCATGGAAACCCTTCGGGTTCATTGAACACTACAATTGATAACTGTATCGTCACCATGGTCGTAGTCGCTTATAGCGTAATTCGGGCCGGTTTCGATTTTACAGAGTGGTGGTTGGTCAATCAGACCGATATTTTCGGCGATGATCTTAATCTCAACATGCGCGGAGAGTATGTTATATCATTTGAGGAATTAAAGCAAAATGCAGCTGAGCTTGGCATAACTTATGACCTGTCTGTTGACAGTGAGTCAATTATTAGCCAAGTTTTCTTCGGTAAGACTATTGCTTGGTCCAGCGAGTTTGATTGTTTCGTTGGCCTTCCCAATTTTGATAAGCTCTTTGCGCAATTATCCTATTTGCATGTGCACGGTGCAGAGCGTACACAAGCTATTTTGAATGGTTTGTATGCTTCTTTGTGGGTTCATAAGCCAACACGTGTTCGATTTCGCGAGTTCGTATCACGGTTGTCTGATGTTCGTCACTACCAGTTCGCACTACCAAACGATTTGTTTATGTACAATTTGGTGTTAGGTGGGTGGGTTGGGCTTTGAAAAGAATTTATTCTTTTCCACCGTCATGCCTGCAAAGAAAGGCAAGGGTTCGCGCACCCAAAAGCGCAGATTTATTGGTCCCTTGACCCAAAAGCAAGCGATGCAGAAGGCTTTGATGCGCAATAAGCGCATCTTGGCAAGTGCAGGACGCAAAGCTAAGGGCAAGAAGAGACCTGGTTCGGGGCGCAGCAAACAATATGCTACGCGCTCTGTTTCTGATGGTTTGAACCGCGGTGAAGTTATTACTAACAAACATTTGATCATCGATCGTTTCAAGCCTCGTGAGGAGTTGGTTGCGAACATTTCTGGTTCCTCAGCTTTCACTCTTGTGCAACAGTTGTGGCTCAATCCGGGCAACACTGTTTTGTTTCCACTGTTCTCACAGATTGCAGCTTGTTATGAGCAGTATCGTGTACGCACGTTGAAGTTTCACTTCCGTACTGAGGCGTATACAGCTGTTTCATCAACTGCTTCTGCTGGCAAGGTGATCATGGCCACCAATTTTGATGTGTCTGATCCCAATTTTGCCACGGCCAAGGAGGCTGAGGATTATTGTGGTATGTCTCGTGGTATGGTTTACTCCTCTTTTACCCACGATGTTGTGGCTGGCAAGCGCAACCGAAGCCCAGGCCGAGGTTCAGCTTTACCCTTGAATGACTATTTTATGTATTCTTCAGCCAATTTGGCGGGGCCAACCGGTGATTCTGGCAAGTTCTATGATATTGGAAATTTCCAGATGATCACTTCATCCAATGCTGTTACTACTGAAATTGGTGAGCTGTATGTTGAGTATGCTTTTGACATGATTCGTCCAAAGCTACCCGTACCAGGCACCGTTTCTTCAGCGTTGTTGTATGCGCATGTGCGCGAAACGGCAGCAGGGACAGCTAGTGCTGCTAGTCCGC